TCCTCTAGCGGCGTTTCGTCGCCATAGCGCATGTGCTTGGCGCTTGAGGGCATGGCGTAGCGGCATTGCTGCAGCGATAGCCCATGCTCATGCAGCCGTCGCATGATATGCCTGCTGGCGGCCAGGGCCAACAGGTAGCGCAGATGTTGCCGGATGAGCCCTTGCGCAACCTCGCCCTGGATCTTGTCGCGGGGCGTGATGTGCACGGCACGATGGTCGCTACTGAGCGTCAGGGCTACCTCATGGCGGTCAAGCCATCCGGCGAATATTGGCGCGGGCATGGTGGCGTATAGTGGCTCATGCTCCATGGCTCCCCCTTAGCCCTAATCTATCCGGCAAGATTTAGGTTGTCGGCGATCTCTGCAGCTTTTGCAACTGCGGCGTCCGAGGCATAGCTAAGTTCCTCGAACCCTGAGACGCTGTAGCCGATGAGTTGGGCGAATTGCTCCCGATCCGCGTCTGAAAACGGAATTCTTGCCAATCTGTTCATGTCGTTTGGCCCGTCATCAAGGAGAAAGCGGACAATGGCATTTACACGGAACCGCGCTACGCCTTTATCGTCAAGGTAAATTTCTTGCATCGGATGAGGCATGTCATTGTCGGCGCCTCTTTTTGCGTTCCCTGGGAGTTCCATCCTAGTATGCCTCCCCATCCCCATCTACAGGCACGACAACGGGCGCAGCGGTGACGGGCGGCGGGTCATCCCCGAACAAATCACTGGCCGCTTGGCGGGCTCGCTCGGCTCCAGGTTCCCAGGCTTCCTCTTCTGAGGCATCATCCTGCGCAAGGCTGTCTAGTTCCTCCCTGGAGAGGGGGCTATACTTGGCAGTATTCTTCAGGACCGTCTTACGCCACATCTCATACTCATGTAGCACCCAGGTGTCTTGCTCTCGGCCTGGGGCACGCTTGCGCACCCTGTCAATGTCCTCCCTGTCCATGTAGTGCACTTGCCAGGTGCCGTTCTTCAGCACGATGGCCCCATAGGCACCGATCCCTCTACCTCGATTGCGCAGGGCTGGCACATGGCGAACAGGCTTGCGCTCATCTCCATAATCAATCTCACAGGTATCGTTCTCATAGACGACCTCAGCAAAGGCTTTGCGGACCTGGCGAGAACGCTGCAGGATCTTAATGATCCCTCGATAGTCTTTGATATACACAGCGTCCTTGCCATGCGCGACAAGGTAGCAATCCGTCCCAAGCTCTAACCCATCCCTGGCAGCGCTATAAATCCCTTGGATAATCGACCGCTCGCTACAATTGCGCAGCTTGCCTTGCTGCTCGGCCAAAAAGTACAGGGCCAGATTGAGGAAGCGTTCGGCAGGCAGGCTACTAAGTACAGCCTGCGGGAGGATGCTCCCAATCCTCTCGGCCTGAGACATCAGAGTGGACTTTGCGCGATCATAGAACGTCAGGGCATTCTGAGGCTGTGGAGATTGTGTTGTCATGCTCATTTCCCTTTCATGATGGCCTGGCATTTCCTTTGCCGCTGGGCTTCATCCCTCTCCCACTTGGCAAACAAAGCGTCGAGCGCTTGCCGGATGATTTCCGACTTGCTTATGTTGCGTTCCTGTGCATATCGCTCAAGCAGCGCAGAATGCTCTAGCGCTAGCGACACGCCATGGGTCTGCTTATTTATGGCCATGCTGCCTCCTTTCTAGTAGGCAGATTATAGCCTATCTGTCCGTCTATTAAAATGACTAAATACTGTCTAAAAATCTCTGTAGCCAGCGGCGTTGTCCATCGTTCAATTCGCCACCGCGCTCGACGATACCCTGGCAGTGTTGCCAGGTGCGCAGGGTGATCCAATCCATACGGCTCTGGTGGGGTTGTAGGGCGTCAAGGAGTTGTTGGTCTGGCATAGAGGGCTCCATCTTGCACTGGCTATTATTGTATGGCATTATTATGGCATTATTATGGCGCAACTGCAAGAAGGAGTTGATATGAAAACAAAAAAGCCTCAGACAAAAATCACCTGGCGAGTCCCGGTTGATCTCCTGGCCACCCTGCGTATCCTTGCGGAAGAAGAGGAACGCTCTGTCAATGCCCAGGCCATTGTGGCCCTGACTCAGTGGCTCAAGGCAACAAACTCTGAGAACGCCCAACAATGGAAGGACCCCTCGCATGTCTGATCTTGACTTAAGTAGGATTGCTCAACAGTGCGAGGGATGCCACCAGGACAAGGCCGGATGGCGGGCAAAATGCCCACTACACCAGGGCCAAAGCGATACATCCCTGCATCTCTGGGAAGAAAATGGGGAAATACGGCTGCATTGCTTTGCCGGGTGCCAGGCAAGAGATATCCTTGCTTGGCTCAATGTAGAAACCCCTAAGCGCTCTCAAGACCCCACTTATGATGCCATTTATAGCTACCACGACGAACGCGGGGTGTTGCAGTATCAAGTAGTGCGGCTTCCTGGGAAAAAGTTCCGCCAGCGTCGCCCCGATCCTAAGCAGCCAGGGAGATGGGTTTGGAATATGGAGGGCGCCCCGCCTCTCCTCTATCGCCTGCCGGAAGTCGCCCAGGCTATCGTATTACGCCAGCCCATCTATCTGGTAGAGGGAGAAAAGGATGTCGAGACATTACGGGCGTTGGGGTTTGTGGCTACGTGCAACCGGGGCGGGGCGCTTAAGTGGGATGATGCCTATACCGCACAGCTTACTGGCGCCGATGTCGTGTTACTACCTGATAACGATGAGCCAGGACGCAAACACGCAACCATGGTGCTCTCTCGGCTGCGTGGGGCTGTTCGCAATCTGGTGCGGATTGACCTCCCAGGGTTGCCGGACCATGGCGATGTTTCCGACTGGCTAGCCCAGGGCCACACAAGGGAGGAGGTTGAAGCCCTCTACAAAGCCACGCCGCCTGCGCTCTCTTCCCCCCATCTAGTTGTTTCGCGCTTCGCCGACATCCCACCCGAAGATATCGAATGGCTATGGCGGCCCTATCTAGCCAAAGGGAAAATCACGATCCTGGAGGGCGATCCGGGGCAAGGAAAAACCTACTTCATGCTGGCCCTTGCCGCTTCCCTGACGCAAGGCTTTACCCTCCCTGACCAACGCGGGCGACCTGGCCCCCCTGGTGAATCCCCACCGCAAAACATCCTCTATGTTTCCGCCGAAGACGGCCTTGCCGATACCCTTGTTCCCCGTGCGATCAAAGCCGGTGCCGATTTGACCAGGCTCTATGGCGTGCGAGGGGTGGAAGTGGATGGCGATTTGCAGCCATTCACGCTGGCTCAAATCTCTATGCTCTCTGAGGCCGTCCATGATCTGCAGGCACAACTCGTTATCATCGACCCTATCCAGGCATTTTTAGGCGCTGACGTTGACATGCACCGGGCGAACGAGGTTCGCCCACTTATGGCGGCGCTCGCTCGCCTGGCCGAAGTCCACAAATGCTCTGTGCTCATTATCCGCCACATCAATAAGTCGCTAGGCGGCAAAGCCCTCTATCGCGGCATGGGGTCGATTGACTTCACGGCAGCGGCACGAAGCGTCCTGGTTGTGGCTGAATCTCTGGAAGACCCCTCCAAGAAAATCATTGCGCAGGCCAAGAACAGCTACGCCCCGTTGGGCGCCTCGCTCATTTTCTCCATTACAGAGGATGGCTTTGCATGGTGTGGTGTGGCGAAAATATCAGCCGATGAACTGGTTGGGCAACAACCGGCAAAGCATCAGCATCAAAGAGTAGCTGCGGCAGAGTGGCTGGTAGAATGCCTCAAGGACGGGGAATTGCCCGCAAATACCATCCGCCAAGAGGCGGAAGCGAACGGCATCGCGTGGAGGACAATCGAGAGGGCTAAGCAAGAGATGCGGGTTATCTCCTTCAAAAAACTAGACTTATGGTATTGGAAACTCCCCCCTCTCCAAGAAGAAGAAGAAAACACCCCCTTTTAATTTTTGGCGGTCTTGGCGGTCTTGGCGGTGTGTGGCGATGTTGGCGGACTTGGCGGTGTTGTGAAAATACTTGCAAGTCCGCCACCTTGGCGATGTTGGCAAGACCGCCAAAAATTAGAAAAAGTGGCGGTCTTAATAATCCTCTATTATTCAACAGGTTATAGCCAAAAATGGCCAAGTCCGCCAAGTCCGCCAGTGTCCACACGCGTGCGCGAAGGAACCCGGCTTTTACGCCTCCCTCTCAGGCCGGGAGCGCCTCGTAGCATAGTGGTGCTTCCAGCCTTCCGGTTCGCCTACGCCTTCCCAGATGTACCAGGCTTGCATCGCGCTTGTCGCATCGGGGTAGAACCACTCATCCAGGGGGAACTTGTTGCCGTGTGCGCCCTCGTACACCTGCAGCACCCAGGCGCCCCCGCCTAGCTGCGTCACGACGAGGTTGCGGCCATCAGGTAAGGTGCGGATACGTCGGGTCATAGCGTGCTCTCCTCTCCCTATAGCCGAAAATCGCGCCAGGATGGCCTAAATTTAAGCGTTCACCTGGCGCTGTGATAAATGGCCTTGGTGACTCCCCTCACACGAATACGCTATACGCCAGCGTGAGGCAGGCCGCGCCGATACAATGCAGGATGCCAGCGCCTACGGCATCGCGCTTGAACGCCTGATGCGCGCCAGCGAGAGCGCTGGCCATCACGAGTAAATAGGCTAGTGTGCTTACGGTCCATTGCAGGTCAACCATGATGCGATCTCCTTGTGTGGTAGAGTGTGTTATTTGCGTAGTATCCACGCACGTAAGGCCGCGTGCGCCTCTTGGTCTGTGGAGTCATTGAACGCTAAAAACGCCTCGTAATCCTCCATACTGATCCCGTGCACCGCAAGAACCTCCTGTGCTACGCCACCTAGACTGGTGCAGTTCAACGCTAGAATCCTATAGAGCCGCGCCACAGGGCAGGCTGTCGGGGAGATGTTCCCGATTGCTTCAGCTACCTCCTGCCGGATGACTAGGGTGCAGTGTGTCAGCCCTGGCCCTAAGACGCGCTCGGCGAGGGCAATGGTCTGTGCATGGTCATGGTCCATGATGCGGCTCCTCATGTTTGCAGAATACAGTCAGAATCAATCCACCCGATGATAGACTCAAAGTCAACGTGAATGTCGGTTGTGCTGCCGTCACACCACCCGGCTTCGCCCACGAAGAAATGGCCCTCATGCTTTGTTCTTGCGCTCTCAAACCAGATCCAATGCTCTTCCATTCCCTTGACTTGTATTGCTAAATACTCTTTGCGTTCGCCTCTTAGCATAGATGCTCTCCTCGTGGTGTTGCGGGGAGCGCTACCGCCCCCCCCCAGGGTGACTACTCGGTGGCGCCCTCGACCCAGCCGCAGGTATAGGTGGTGCCTGCCAGGGTGATCTCTGCCTGGCAGAGGCGGGTGTGGCAGGTGTGAGGATTGTCCCAGACCACGGCCAGCGCCTTCAGGCCGCACCGTGGGCACTCCGCCCGGTCCGCATCTGGGGGCCAGGTGATGAGCGCTTGGGTTATGGCGGCGTCCAGTAAGGCGTAGGCTTTGCGGGCTAATGCGGCCGCCCACTGGTGCTTGCAGTAGGCTTTGCCTATCCGGCGCTTGTCAGGGCAAGAGCAGGCGCCATTGACCGTGTAGGTCTGCGTGCCAAACTGGCTGGCAACTTCGCAGATGCCATGATCCAGAAGACGCACCTTGCCTGCGCAGGCGATGATCCAGCCACGATTGATACGGTCCAATGTGGGGAGGTCGCATCCCGTATAGCGTTCGGCACAGGCACGCAGGGCGAGGTTCAACGCCTCCTGCCAGAGGATATGCCAGGCGGCGGGCTTGTTGCTGTGGATGGGAGATTGTGTTAGCATAATGGCTCTCCTTGACTTCCTTTCTGTGTTGTTTTTGCGGTCTTGGCGCTGGGAGGGGAAGAATCCTCCCAGCGCTCCCCTGTCTAGCGTAATCTTGCGATGTTTGCCTTAGTCGCCTTGCAAATTGTTGCGGCGCACTGGCCGTTAATCACCTCTACGATGAACTTTCCAACGATGTATAGATTCCCAGATATATGCGTTGCGTCGTAGACGTATCCGTTCCGGCCTATTACTTCGGTGAACATTGGTAACTCCTTGGTGTGTGGTGTGTTGCTCTTGCTTACTATCTAATCGTACGTCTCCAATGGAGATATGTCAAGAGGGTAGGAGCCTTTTTTTTGCCTGCCGCAATCTTTTTATGAGTGTGGCGGTGCGGGCATTGATGGCGCGCTCTCCGGTCTCCAGCCGGTGGTAGTTGCGATAGCTGCCATACCCTAGTTGCTCCGCCATCTCCGTCTGGGTTAAGCCAATCTCCTGCCTGATCTTGGTCAGTTCCGCAGGCGCCATAGCTGAAGGTCTGCGCTTGGGTGGTCGTACTCTCATGCGTTCACAATCTCCTTACTCTCGATAATGCCGTAGTATTGCACCTCCAAGCCGCCATCCTGGCCACAGTAGCACAGGGCGTAGAGCCTGAGCGGGTCGCCGCCCAGGATGGCCCCATGGATGTCCGCTACGCCACCCGGCAACGGGTCTATATCGCAGTCATACAGGATCGCAGCCCCATCCCTGCTGGCAGCGTAGAGGCTCTCTATCACCTCGCCTGCCGTTTCCCAGCCGGTGCTGGGCTCGCTGGGCTCGTACAGGGTTACGCCGTCAACCTGGTGGTACAATACTGTGTGGAACATTGTCGGTACTCCTTACCTATACAGACTATCCTGCCGTATGGTTGTGGTTACTGGCACGCAGGCACCATGGCCTGCAGGTCATGCAACTTGCGGGTGTACAGTGCGGTCATGACCTCATCTGTGCTCATGGGCGCATAACAATCAGGCTGCCCGGTGCGGGACACCTCGGCGACAATCATGGTGATGTGGGCCGGTGCATCAGGGTACACTGTGGGCAGCCCTGCCAGCGTCAGCGTATACTCACTGCCTACCTGCGCTCGAATGATCCAGAATAGGCCATCTTCCTCATCCTCGGTCATATCCGCGTTACTCAAGCCAGGCTGCTGCAGCACAGATGCCAGGGTGGGGCCGTTGTAGCCCACAGCTTGCAGGGTATCAGGCACCGGTTCAGCGTGCAGTGCGGTGGCTAGGAGCATGGAAGCGATGGTGGTTGTGATGGCGCGAAGCATGTGTGATCTCCTTATTGTGCGTTGTTGGGGAGAGGGCCATCCCTCTCCCAGATTGTGGTTGCTCTTAGTAGCCCATTACCTTGCGCATCATGGCGCGGTGGGCATCAGCTTCGCGCCAGGCTTGCTCGGCTTTCTTGTCAGCGACTAGGTGCGCTTGCCATTCCGGGGTGGCTTCAACCATGGCGATGGCTGATTGTACTTGCAGCAGATTCTCAGCTCGCAAGGCCAGCTTGCCGATGGTAGCCACGGCGCCGCTAGGATGGTTCACGAGTTTTTGTGGGCGGCCAGAACCGACCAGCCCCAAGCCCTCGACTGTCGCAGTGATGTGCAGGTCACAAGTCGGGACCGTGATAAGGTCGCCATCGGCATTGATGGTCTTGGACGTTTGCAGGTGAACCACTACTGTGGCCATGCCCTTGCTTGTCTGCCAGCTAATGGTCTGTCGCATGTTCTGCTCCTTCCAGGCGATCCGCAACGACTCGGCCAGATACTCGACAGGGCTGCCACCAAAGCGGGCGGCACCGGCTTTAGCTAACGTCCAGGCTTGCGTCATGATCTTTTTGAGTGCGTTGCGGTCCATTATATGATAACCTTATGTATGTTAATGTCTTGTTCGTGCTTACGTCTATAATATACGTCTCCATAGGAGATATGTCAAGGGGTGTATTATGTGATCTTGCTCACATCTGCATGCTCTGGTATAATTAGCTGGGGAAGTGACGGGAATGAGCCTTTCTGCCCAACTTCCTCCCGCACACAAAAAACCTGCGGGATGTCAATGCAATGTCGCTCGCTGTGCTTGATCTTGGCGGATGAACACAGCGAGTGAAGCCTAAAGGTACTTATGCAACAACATTTAATACAGGCTGGCCTTTTTAGCGATCCGGCATATTCTCCTGTAGCGCCACCACGTAAACGCGGCGGGCGTGCGGGCATACCTAACCGCAACTACACCCAGCTACGCCTGGCGCTAGAGGAGGCGGGGTGCAATATCCCGCAGGAGATTGCCACACTGCTGCATGGGGACCAACTCAGCGCAATGGAGAAGGTTGACCTGATCTGCGCGCTCATGCCGCGCCTGTATCCTGAATATAGAGCAATTGATCCTGATGGTTATATCACTGTAGAACAAGTTATGGAGCTGCAGCAGCGCTTTCTAACCCTAGTGGTTGAGCGTTTGCAGGCTGAGCTTGTGGGAGTTGACGTTGCCCGCGTTCTCGCTGGACTCGCACCCACTGGTGCCACAGTCCCGTAATCCTATGGATCGTGTTTGGCAGGCCACCCTGGCCAATATATCCCGCCTTTCCCATAAGCATACTACACAAAGTTCTGGTTTATGGCGCCCCCTCCCTTCCACCTATCAGCAATGGTTGCAAACACACTGGCCTGATGATGCACCGCTTGCATCCTACCACCATGAGTTCTGGGTGCAGGTTTGGCGGTGGCGCCCTGGCGTTGCGGCGCCACCGTTTGTGGCGGTCTGGGCACGGGGGTTTGCTAAGTCAACCATGGTTGAGCGTGCCCTAATGGCCTGCGCGCAGTTTGGCCTGAGGCGCTATGGGCTCTACGTGTGCGAGACGCAAGGTCAGTCCGATGACCATGTGGGCAACGTTGCCATGCTGCTGGAGCGTCCAGGATTAGGCATCCAGCGTGCCCTAAGCGCTTACGGGCACAGCAAGGGATGGCGCGGCAACCGGTTGCGCACTAGCGATGGCTGGACGCTGGATGCGGTAGGGCTTGATACCGCAGCACGTGGGGCCAAGTCGGACGAACAACGGCCTGACCTGATTATCCTCGACGATATTGACGGGGAGAGCGATAGCCCTCTTGTGATCCAGCGCAAACTCGCCACCCTGACCAAGAAAATCCTGCCTGCTGGTAGCGCTGATGTGATCGTGTTGGCCGTGCAAAATCTGCCCAACAAAGACGGCATCTTTGCGCAACTTGTGGATGGCCGTGCCGACTACCTTGCCGAGCGGGTAGTATCTGGCCCCCATCCAGCCATCCGGGGCATGGAAGTCGAGCAGGTGCCTGCAGCCGATGGGAAATACCGTTGGCAGATTACGGGCGGCGAGCCCACCTGGCCCTACATGAGCCTGCAGCGCTGTGCGGATATGCTCAATGTAGAGGGCCTGCGGGCCTTCCGGGTTGAACGCCAGCATGAATACGAGGCACGCGAGGGGGCCTTGTGGCAGCGGGCCTGGATCGAGCGTAGCCGCGTGACGCAGGCGCCAAAGCTGAGCGCCATCTATCTCGGCGTTGACCCGCCTGGGGGTACGGTGACAGAGTGTGGGCTGATCGTGGCAGGGCTGGGCATAGATGGGCATATCTATATTATTGCAGATGGCTCGCTAGCAGGCAGTCCTGAGACGTGGGGGAGCCAGGCCGTAGCGTTGGCTGAGCAGTGGGGCGTGCATGCGGTTCTAGGCGAGGATAACCACGGCGGCGACATGGTGCTCTCTACGGTCCGCGCCGCACTCCAAGGGCGGCCGCGCCGGTGGCGCTTAGAGAAAGTCCACGCTAGCCGAGGGAAAGCGGTGCGAGCGCAGCCCCTCTCAGCGCTTGCCGAGCAAGGCCGGGTGCATCATGTGGGCCATTTCCCAGCGCTGGAGGCAGAGTTGTGTGAGTGGATACCTGATGCGGGTATGCCCAGCCCTAACCGGCTGGATGCTGCGGTGTGGGCTACGGCTACTCTGATAGACCAGATGCAGCAAGCCAAGCCATCAGAGATCCGTAGCACAGGCCGTAGAGCAAGCGCGTCTGGCCTGGCACGCTTCGCAGGGGGGAGGTAATGGCAGAGCTAGATCGTGGCCAGGTCCAAGGGCCGCAGATCGTTACTATCCAGGACGACCCACGCTATCAATATTATATTGGCCAGATAGCGCTGAACCCGGACCGCGTACTCAGGCAAGAGGGGCGGGGTCTGGGCGTTGAACTCTACATGCGGGCGGAAGAGGACGCGCATCTTGCGTCTGTGCTGCAGCAACGCTATCTGGCGACAATCGAGCGTGAATGGCAAATCCTGCCAGCGAGCGATGCACCACGCGACCAGGAGATTGCTGATTTTGTTCGGCGTGTACTACTGGCCAGCAACTTTGATGTGGGGCGCGGGCATCTCCTGCGGGCCATCCATCGAGGCTATAGCGTGTGCGAGCTTGACTGGGGTCTGGACGTAACCGGGGCCATAGCGCTGCGGCAATGGTGGCCGCGTGCGCCGTATCGCTTTGTCTTTGGCATTGAGGGCGAGTTGCGGGTGCTCACGCGCATACAACGGCTACACGGCGAGGAGGTGCCGCCAGCTAAGTTTGTGGTCCATACTGTAGGCGATGAGGTCGGAACGCGCTACGGCAAAGGCTTAGGACAAGTTACCTACTGGCTGACCTGGTTCAAGAGAGAACTACTTAAATTCTGGCTGATCTATGCAGACAAGCACGGCATGCCCACCCCAGTCATTAAATATGATCCACTTATGCCTAACGTTGATGAGTATGTGTCCAAGTTGCAAGATGCTATTAGCGAGCTACACAGCGAGACAGGGCTACTGATCCCAGGGCTGGATATTGACGTGTCCATCCTGGAGAGCAACCGGCAAGGCGCTAGCGGCCTCTACGAGGGTTTTGCAGCCTATCTGGACTCCTCGATAAGCAAGGCAGTCCTAACCCAGACGCTTACCACGCAGGAGCAAGGCACGGGATCACTGGCACTGGGCGACGTGCATGCCTCAGGGCTCAAGCGCGTGACTAAATCCGATAGCGATGCGCTGGCCGAGACGCTCAATGGTCCTACGGGGCCTATCCATACACTGGTAGACTTGAACTATCCAAGCGTGCAGGAATATCCGCAGTATGCTGTGAACTGGGACGAGGACGACAACCTTAATGCTAGAGCTGAGCGCGATCAACGTCTAGGCTCGCTGGGGGTGGTATTTACCCAACGCTACATCACAGAGCACTATGGCATCCCAGCGCCAGAAGCCGGGGATGTCGTGCTAACGCCGCAAGGGCGCACTGCGGGCAATGAGCCGCCTATGTCGTTTGCCGAGGCAGATCGTGCTTTGGCGCGGCGCGTGGCACGAGAGCAGGCGCAACGGCAAATGCTGGAGGACTTAGCGAGCCCTTTCGTCGGGAGGGCGGGCGCTGACTTTGCCCGTCAGGTGCGGATGTGGGTTAGCCAGCGCAGCACGCTTGATAATGTAGGCGCCCAGCTTGGCTACTTGGAGACGGCACTAGACCTGGACTTGCTTGGCAATACGTTGTATGCAACTATGCTGCCAGGGCGCTTGTTGGGCTTGGCGCAAGTCGCTCTCGACAATGGGCCAGCGGCCTTCGCAGCCGTAGAGCCCTTGCCGAGCATTGTGGTGGAGCCGGAGGAAGCACTAGAGTGGTTCCGCGATAAGGTGCCGCTAAGTGCAGATGCGTACCGCGCCCTTGCAGATGAGGTCAAGTCGTTGGCCTTCGGCATTGCGGGCGTGCAAAACGTGCAAATTGTGGCACTCATCCAGGCCGCGCTAGAGCAAGCCCTGGCCGAGGGCAGTACGTTCTCGGTTTTCCTGGATCGTATTGATGCGCTGTTTGACGCACAAGCCCCAGGGACAACCCCAGGGCGGGCGCACCTAGAGAACGTGTTCCGGACGAACCTGCAGAGCGCTTACCAGGCGGGGCGGCTTGAGGGACAACGCCAAGCGGCGGGGCGTAGGCCATACTGGCAGTACAACGCCATCGACGATGATCGGGTGAGAGAGTCGCATCTAGCCCAGGATGGCAAGGTCTATCGCTACGACCATCCCTTCTGGGATCGGTGGTATCCACCCAACGGTTATCAATGCCGCTGCACAGTGACGACATTGAGCGAGGATGAACTAGGCGAGTTTGGCTTGCAGGTGAGCCAGGCCGATGCGCCCGAGGCGCCAGACCAGGGCTTTGCAGGGTATCCCAGGGAGGTATAAATGAGACTTATTGACGGCGGATGGATCGAAGTGTTTCGGGCTGGGAGGCACGTTGATAGCGGCGGGCATGAGCGTGTGTGGACAAGGGATGACCTGGACCGCATTGTGGCTAACCATGCTAATGATGGCCACGAGCCGCCGCTCGTGATCGGGCACCCTAAGACCGACGATCCTGCTTATGGATGGGTGCCAGCCGTGCGGCGCAATGGCGATGTGCTTGAGGCGCAGGTGCGTAATGTCGAGCCAGGCTTTGCGGCCCTGGTTGAGCAAGGGCGCTACCGGACCCGTAGCGTATCCCTCGCCCCGCTTGGCGACCAGGGCTACCGTGTGCGGCATGTGGGGTTGCTCGGAGCAAAAGCGCCCAGCGTCAAGGGGCTATCGGATAAAGTGGCAGCGTACCATGCTGTGGACACCGATGCGGTTGTGCTAGAGGTGCCAATCGAGCATGCCGCAGACGATGACGCTACCTTGCTGCAGGGGCTGCGGGCCTTGTTGGCCCGTATGTTGCCCGGCGGGGAGGGACACAAGGACCCTGAGCCTGTGTCAGTACAACATGATGGAGGGACAGAGATGGCAGAACAGCAACAGCAGAGCATTACAATTGAAGCTGCGGTGCGTGCCGCAGAGGAAAGGGTGCGGGCAGAGTTTGCGGCCTCGCAGGCAGAAGCGCAGGCGCAAATTGCACAGCTTCAGGCTGCTAACCGGCGGGCGCAAATCCAGAGCCGCCTGGCAGCGCTCAAGCGCCAGGGCCGGGTGACGCCTGCCATGGAGCGGGCCGGGCTGCTAGAGTTCTGCGAAGGCTTGGCAGCGCTTGGCGACACACCCACCTTGACCTATAGCGATAGCGAGGGCAGAGCGGCCACGTCGGGCCTAGGGCAATGGTTTGATGGGTTCATGGCTTCCCTACCGGTGCAGATTGAGCTTGATAAGCGTATCGTTGACCCTGACGATCACACCGGGCGGCAAGCGAGTGCTTTTGCTACGCTTGATGCGCGGGCGAAGGAATTGGTACAGAGTAGCAATGGGACAGTGACCTACTCTGCGGCGCTTGCCCAGGTAGGGCAGGAAGAGCCTACACTCTACGCTGAATATCAGCGTGAGCAGCGGGCACGGACGCAAGCACGCTAAGGAGGTGCGGCAATGGCGACTTATACGGGGCTGGATGTTGGCTTTGATGTGGCGTCAGGCGTAGACCTGTCAGCACGCGAATTGCGTTTCATCTCGCTCGACAGCGTGGGCGACCTGACGAACATGGCGTCTGCTGCGAGCTTGACGGTCGGTGTGATCCAGCGGGCACCACGGGCAGATGGCGGCGAGGGCGCTACGGTTCGCGTTGACGGCATCACGAAAGTTGAAGCAGCCGGGGCGCTGCCGGTTAATACTGCGGTTATTGCTGAGTATGTGTCAGCTACCGACCAGGGCAAGGCGCTGGCGCTGCCGGGCTCTGCTGGGACGTATCGTGTGCGGGGTATTGTGATTGGAGCAGCGAGCGCTGAGGGTGAAATTGCAACAATCCGGCTTGTGGAATATCTGGTAATCGTGACCTAGCGGCACGGGTTAGGAGGACAGCAGCATGGTAGCTATCAATCGAGGATATACAACTGACCCGGTTTTGACCGCGCACGTGCAGGCGTTTCGCAATCCCAGGTATATCTTTGAACAGGTTTTCCCGGTGGTGACGGTAGAGGCGCAGGCCGCAACGTTCCATGCCTGGCTCAAGGGTGCATGGTTCCGCGATGAGGCACAACCGCGCCCACCTGGCGCCATGGCAGCACGGGGCGATGTGCGGAAGGAAGCACGCACATACAACTGTACCAATAAGGCGTTTGGTCATGCTGTCCCTGATGAGATCCGGCGGCGGGATGGGGATGCCATGTCGGAGCTTATCGCTTCGCAGCATGTGGCCAACGCGGTCATGCTCAACAAGGAGCGCCAGGTAGCAGCCGAGGTACTCACGGCGGCAAACTGGACCAGTAGCGAGGATGTTGCCGGGGGCTGGGCATCAGACGCAAGCCCATCTACATTCTTTATTGATGTTGAGACGGCGATGGATACCATCGAATTGCGGTGTGGCTATCGCCCAAACGTGCTTATGGTTGATTCACAGACGTTGTTCCACCTGCGTCAGACGCCAGCGATCTATGATCGTATCCAGTTTGCCACAGTGACGAATCAGCCACGGCTGGTTACGCCTATGCTCCTTGCTGCTAGCCTGGGCCTTGATGAGGTTGTCGTTGGCGGCAGCATTCACAGCACGGCAGCAGAGAAAGCTGACGGGACCGACTTCACGGCGGCGCGTATCTGGCAGCTTAATGCGGGCAAGGGATCGGCGTTCTTGTTCTATCGTTCGCCCTCGCCGAACTTAGAGATGCCTTCGGCGGGCTACCTCCTGCAGTACGAGCAGGTGGACGCTTATCAGTACCGTGAGGATTCGAGGCATCAGGACGTTGTAGAGGCCAGTGCAAACTACAACGCTTATCCGCTGGCCGCAGACATGGGCCATCTGTTCACGGATACCATTTTGACCTAAGGTGGCCTATGGCTTATGCAACCATAGCAGACCTGATTGAGGAGGCCAGCACAGAGCTATTGCTGGAGCTGGCTGATGACCTGGATAGCGGCGACATCAATGACGCCGCTGTGCAGGCACTCTTGCAGGATAATTTAGACGATGCGGCAGCCATGCTCGATAGCTATGTAGGTGTTGTGTATGCACTGCCCTTGGCAAGTACGCCAGATGTGCTCAACAAGTACAACTCGCTTTATGCTTTGTATCTGCTGTACCTGCGCCGGGGGCAGGTGCCAGACGCTTTGCAACTTGCGATTGATAACCTACTACGCTGGCTGCGTGACCTGGCAGCGGGGAAGGTTCAACTAGGCTTGCCTGCTGCAGATGTGCCTGTGCCATTAAGCCTGCCGCGTGCGGTGGTGGCTGGGCCGCAGATATTCACCCGTACCAGCTTGAGGAATCTCTGATGCCTGTGCGTGCGGACACCTCAGTATTCCGGGTGCGGATGGGTCAGATAGCAGGGCGGTTGCGCGACAAGCAGCCGTTATACCAGGATGTCAAGGGTAGGCTAGAGCTAAGCGTGCAGCAAAACTTTCGGGCCGAGGGCCGCCCTACCAAGTGGGCACCACTGCAGCCTGCGACGATAGCAGCTAGGCGGCGCGGGAGGCGCAAGGGTGGCCGGGCTCGCATTCTACGTGATACCGGGCGGCTAGCCGGAAGCATCATAGGCCGCATTGCTGGGGATAGCGTTATCGTTGGGACCAATGTGATCTACGCCCCGACGCATCAGTTTGGCCGGGGGCGCATACCTGCCAGGCCATTCCTCCTGCTACAGGTAGCGGACCTACGCTATATTCGCAACCGTATGCAGCAGCATATCAGGGGGCGCTGATGGCACTGGACCCGATACAGGTACAAGATGCACTCCTGGCCTTGGTACAAGGAAGCCTGACTCTAGGGGCTTATTGCAAAACGGTGGCGGTCTATCAGGGGGGCTTTAGCCCTGAGGCGTTAGCTACTGTGGGGCAGGTGTATCGCTATCCTGCAGCACTCCTGGTCTACGATAGCTCTACCGGCGAGTTAAACCCCTCCAGAGTAACCAGGATCACAGAGCGCCACAACCTTCTACTCGCTGACCAGAACTATCGGGGCATCGCAGGCGTGCTGCGAGGTGATGCGCAAAACATCGGGGTACACCAGATGCTCATTGATGCACGGGGGCTGCTCCTGGGTAAGCAACTTTTCTCTGATGCTAGCTCTTTGCGCTTTGAGGGCGAGACGTTACTATATTCCGATTCATCCCTTGTGATCTATCAGTCTAGCTATTCGATCTATTATTTCCATACTGTGTAGGAGGTGAGGCCATGCCGTTTGATGTTGGCTTCGACAACATTCTTGGGATAAAGAAGCAGGCGGCGTTAGGCACGCCGATTGCCGTGGATAAGATGATCGGCTTCCTCAGCGAGAGCTTGCGCCGCAACCCGAACGTCGGCATCTCCGGGGCCATTATTGGCCGAGGCTACAATCATCGGACAGTCACACGCCCGATTGCTTTCGATGGGGAGATTGTTTGCTTTGACGATCTAAGTGTACGGCATCCGATCCTGGAGCAGTTCGCGGGCTCATACACTGTGGCTGATCCTGGGCCGCCAGCAGTCGAGGCATACTACCAGCCGGTCGAGCTTGATGGTTCAATCTGGTTGACCGCTGCGCTAAAGAGCGCCCTGGAGGTGTTGGAATTCTCTGACCTTGAGGCCGGGAGTTTGACCCTGACAGGGAGTCCTGAGGATGATTGCCGCATCTCCACATCCAACTTCTTCCGGGCGCGGATCAACAACTCGGTCATCAACACATCTGGCTCCTTGGAAGCGCTAGCCTTTCCCGAGCCGCAACTGACCTTCGACAAGGCAGAGCTATGGCTAGGCGACCTAGTTGATGAGCTTGACTCATCTGATGCCTTGACCATCCTCAGCTACCAGTTTGCTCACAACCGCAACAAAGAGCAGCGGGTAGCGGGGCTGACCCCACCACGGGCACGGGAGAATAACATTGCCACAGTGACGCTGACTATTACCTTGCCCTACCTGGAGACGACCACATGGCGAACGATCCTGGACAGCCAGGCGCCTAGACAAGCGCAACTACGCTGGGATGATGGCGTCAACCATCGCTATCTGTTTATGCCGTTGCTTAAGCTCATGGAGTTAAACGATACGAACACCACAGGGCCAGAAGCCAAGTCGCCCACTTTGGTATTTGACGTCCAAGCCGACTATTACGGCGTCAATACTAACCCGACTATGGACTTTGGAACAACCGACGAGGTTCCATGGCGCATGTATGAGGGCTAATCTATGCGGATGATTGGCGCCACAGAGCGGGCGCGGCTTGAACTCTTTACCCCTGTCCTTTTGGTGGCAAATGATGAGGCATTGCCACATGAGTATGATGGGGCTACTTTCACCTATACCAGGCTGGCTATGCCGGAGATTATCGCCCTCAACAAGGCGGCTTCCCCGCAGCGCAATGGCGCTTCACGTAGCGAGCGCCTGCGCGATCTGCAGATTCAGGCGGCGATCCGCTCCTATGATGGCCTGGAGGATGAACACGGCGTCAAGGTGCCACCGGCTGCCAAGCTGGGGCTCGATTGGATTGAGCGCTTTCCGCCTCTCTTCAAGTCGGGCCTAGTGACCAAGTTGCGCCCGTGCTGGCCGCTGTCTGTAGGACGCGATGACTTGCGCCCTGCCGTGTTCACGTATAGGCGTGCGCTTTCCAGTACCTTGGAGCGGCTACGCTCAATGGCGATGTCTAAGGGCCTGATCGACGATGACGCTTACGTGCTGGCTGTAATCCGTGAGCATGTCTATGGCTGGGAGCAAGGAGTGTATGCGCCGCAGGACGCCGGGCTTGTTGAGGCGCCTTACGGTGAGGGCTTGCTAGAGCGCTTGCCGATTGACGCTATGCAAGAGCTTTTCGCCAGGATTATTGGCCCTAGCATCGATCTTGAGTCCGACCTAAAAAACTCGACAGCGCCTTTCGATGCCTTGCCAAGTACGGCGGCTCACGAGCTTGTGTAGGCTGTCGGGAGGCGCACAGCAAGCGGGCGCAAGTCGTCCCATGTGAGACTGACAAGGGCTGTCCTTATAGTCCCTCGCCAGGGGGCGAAGGACAAGTGGATGAGCGCAACGTGTATGCCTGGTGGGTATGGCAACGGGTGGAGCGACTAGGGAGTAGCGTTTTGTCCCATATTGATATGCCAGACGATCCCATCGAGCGTGAGCATCTACTGACCAAGCTGGCCGTGCTGACGGCAAAGGCTGAGACGCACAGAGCCGAGGCACAAGCCGAAGCACTAAAGGGGCGCCATGGCTGAGACCGTATCTTTTGCCGTAGACTTTGAGACGAAAACAGCCACCAGTGATGTGCAGGAGTTTGCCCGCGCCACAGACGTGGCTTTTGCTACGGTGGAATCGTCGTCCACTGAAGATTTAGGCGCCGTGCAGACGCGGATGAACGTGTTGTCTCTGGCATTCGAGGGGGCCAGCCAGCGCATCGAGAGCGCCCTGCGCGATGTCATCCGCCAGCAAGGGCAACTTGACGACAGCACACGCCGCAACCAGGGCAGCACGGAGGGCTGGGGCATCAAGGTGCTGGCCCTTAAAGAGATCTTCTCCACCGCCGCAGAAGCCGTGGGACTCCTGGTGCGGGCTGGCGACCAACTCATCAGGGGTACAACTGAGCAGGTTGTGCAGACCGACAACTATGCGCGTGCTCTGGGCATCTCGACGCAGAGCCTACAGGGCTATCAGTTCGCTATCCAGCGGGCAGGCGGTGACACGGATGCGCTACGCGAAGCCATGCGGACAGCGCAGGAGGCCACAGCCGAGTTTGTCAACGCTGGCTCCGGGCCTGCGGTCGAAGCGTTTCAGATTCTTGGCGTACAGCTTACTGATGCCAGCGGGCGTGTGCGGGAGATTGACCAACTCTTCCCTGATCTAGTGCGGTCCCTTGGCAGTGTGAGTGATGAGGCAGAGCGGACCCGCCTGGCTATCCAACTTTTTGGCGAAGAGGACAGCGTTGTTATTGCCTCGTTGGCGAAAAACCCGGAAGCATTCGACCAGGCACGGGCCGCCGCAGAGCGCTACGGTGTGACTGTCAGCCAAGACCTAGTTGAGCAATCGCGGCAGTTTCAATCGGGTTTAACCGATGCGCTGGGGGCTCTCCAGGGCCTTGGCAATGAGATCGTTGAGGCGTTGCTGCCCTCGATCAACGCCCTCCTGCCACAGTTTGCCGAGTGGGTTGCCTCGCTGCGTGAGAGCGATACCGTACAGCAACAGATTATCCCTACCCTTGAGACGATCATTGGCTACCTGGGTAACATTGGCACCGCCGTGGAGACGCTGCAGCAACTCTGGCGCGGCCTCAACATTGCGTTTAACCTGGTGGTATCGGGCATCCTGGAGGGTGTCGGGTTTATCCTGCAAGGGCTTGGCACGGTGCTTGACGCTGCAGCCAGGGCGGCAGACTTCCTTGGCTTTGAGGGGGTCGCGGCCAAGGTGCGCAGCGCTGCGCAGGCTGTGAACGAGGTGGGGCAGGAAGCCGACATGCTGGGAGATGCGGCAGCCGAGACAGCCGCAGAGTGGAGCCTGGCCTTTGAGCGTGCAAACAATAGCACGCAGCAATCCAAGGCCGCCGTGCAGCAGACCACGACCGCCCAGCAAGAGTTGCAACGACAGGCTGCCACGACAGGCCAGGCCGTGGTAGCGAGCACCCAGCAAGTCACGACCGCACAGCAGCAAGCTCAGGCTGCCACCATCGAACTAAATCGGGCCTACCAGGCGCTGGGCATCCAGGGCTCAGACCAACTCAAACTCCTGGCCGACCGCGCCATACAGAACTTTAACCGCATCGAGCAAAGTGGCAAAGAGACGCCAGAGCGCATCCAGCAAATCTGGGAGCAACAGGTTGTTCCCAAGATCATTGCGGCGTATGGCAAGATCCCGCCAGAGATGGAGCGTATTAACACCGGGGCAGTCAGCGGTCTTGATAAGCTGCTTGCCGATCTCGGCATCAAAACGCGGCAGGAGCTAGAGAGCAGCACCGCGACGGCGCGCCAGCAATTGCAACAGATCGTCAGCATCTATGGCACGAGCAGCGTTGAAGCGCAGCAGGCGGTAGAGGCCCTGGGCGATAAGGTGGTAGGCGTGCATGGAGAGTTGCCACCAAACATCCAGCGGATCATGGATCAGGTGAGGCAGGCACACGAAGGGAGTGCCGAGGGTTCTGCATCTGCGCATGAGGATGCCGCAAACCGGATCGGGGATGCGTACCAGCAGGCTGCTATCTCAGCACGCAATAGCGCAGGGATTATGGCTGCAGGCTGGGGGGAGGTGGAGGGCTCGCTACGCTCCCTGCCAACTACGCTTGAGGGACTGATCGATCTGCAGCGGACGCTCCAGCGAGAGGCGTTAGAAGCCAACCGAGACCGCAGCGTTTTCGCGGTGGGGCTCGATGAGTTTTACCGCAAGCAAATCGAACAGGTAAACGATTTAATCCACGCCAAGCGGGACGAAATGAACGCTAATGGCGAGGTCAGTGAATCGCTACAATCGCTCAATGACCGCATCAATCAGTGGCGCATTGCCTCATTGCAGGGTGAGGAGCAGACCCTCCAGACAACGGCAGCCGTACAGGGGCTCAACACGGCCATCACTACCGGGGCAGATGGCATTGCCATGCTGGCTGATGCCACCATGGCGGCGACGGAGCCAGTCAGAGTGCTGGCGCGCGGGATAGGGGGGCTCGCTCCTGCGATCCATCAGACTGAGACAGCAGCAGAGCATTTAGAAGGACGTTTATCTGAGGCATTCGCCGTGCTTGGTGTTCAGTCCACAGAAACTTTGAGAACTATGGCAGTAGAGGCCATCCGCGCATTCCAGATAGTGGCATCCAGCGGCGTGGAGTCCGGGGAGACGCTTGCTATCATTTGGGCCGAACAAGTTGTCCCTGCCATCATTGAGGGCTACGGCGAACTTCCTCCAGCGTTCGAGCAGATCAACGACATCGTTTTAAGAGGGGCTAACAATACTTTCACTCTTGTCAAAGATGTGTTAGCCAGGAATCTGAGCGATATGCAGGACGCCTTAGGGATAGGGGGAGAGGCCGCGATATATTTTGCGGACACCTTGGAAGGGGCAGCCACAGCGACCCGTGTGCTTACCAATGAACTTGACCTGCTGAACAGTGAAGGCGAAGTCGTCGAGGCCGTAAGCACCAGGGTGGCCCGCAGCGTTGGGGGGATTGGCCAAAGCGCTCGTGATGCGCTTGATGATGTTGCGGCCCTACGGCGGGAGCTTATAGACCTTAGCAATGGCCGTATTGGGGGGAATGTGGGCAATGAGTTGCCCAGCCTGGCCCCAGGGCCAACGCCGGGAGGCATCCCGACCAGTGGACGCCCAGGTCGAGCGCTTACCCCAGGGCCAACAAGTTCAACGTTCCTCTCAGTCGGGCAACTGACTATCCAGTCGCGCGCGGACGAACGATCCGTGACTAGCCGCACGGTGGTCGAGGCGTTAAACGAGGCTGCCCGGCGCGGCATCGTGTTGCCTAACAGGTAGGGGGCCATGAGCGGATTTATTACACACCACGGGTTGCGGCTGGAGGGGCCATTACAAGCTGCTGTCTGGCCAGGGACGCCAAAGGCCATCACCCAGCGCTTGCCGTGGATTAGTGCTGAAGTCACGCTAGGGCGTGAGTTCCGTGCCCGTGAGGTGTTCGGGATAGGGGAGAGCCTGACGCGGCATACCCCTACGCTTCGGCAGGCGGCCATGCGGATCACGTACCCCGTGCTCTATGATGGCCTCGAAGCCGTGTGGGCCATGTGTCTGGGCGCCCAGGCCAAGCGGCTCGATGATGTCCTGCAACCAGAAGAAGTTGACCCGGGTGTGTACTCGCATGCTTGGGAATGGCAGGAGGAAACTACCCGCACCCCAGCGAGGTACGACGATGGCTGGCACTACGGCGACGCGGGGCTGCTCTACAGCCAGCAATACCTACGCCGCGCTACGGTGGTCCTAGCCACTATCGAGGGGGTGTTTGAGCTGGTATCGGCTTACGTTGTAGCATGGAGTGCGCAGGGCGGGCGCGGGGAAGCTCTACTTGAGGTGGAGTATCGCGGCGCTATCTTGGAGACTGACGCGACGACCAATACCCTTGCAGGGCTCCAGGCATTGGCTATGCCGCTCACGGATGCCGTTGAGTCGCATCTGGTCGAGACGCGGATGGGGCTTTACAACAGCGGGGTTGCACTCGATACAGACGATGCGGTGACGGCTCTATCCTGGCAGATCACTTGCAGCAGACAAGGCAGCGAACGGCAAAGCCTCAGCACTGGCCTGCTGCTTGAGCCGCCTCATGCGGCCACGGCGGCTGAAATTACCGCCACCATAACCCTCGATCATGACACCACGCTGCATGCTCTGCTTAGTAGCCAACAGGCTGGGGCCTCTCCTTACGCCTTGCAATGGATAGCCGTGGGCGAGACGCTTGCGCCAGGGTACAGCCAGCGCTGGGAATGTATCATCCCTTACGCGATCCTGGAGCGTCCAGCGCCATCCCTCTCGCAAGGGATACCACAAGTCACCCTATCCTGGATAGCAGAGCTATCGCCAGAGATCCCGGCCTGGCTGGGGAGCACCAGCCGCCATGGCCGCATCCGCATCAATGGCACCAACAGCACGCCCACTCATGGGCTATATGGAGGGCTCTAGCATGGCCACCCCGTCTCCTTTTGCGCCATTTACCAATGTCCCCGTAGCGCTGGCGTCCGTCCGCAGGCTCACGCATGCAGGGCTCAAGAGCGATGTCAAACGCATCTGGGGGACGGTGGCCTACACCGGGGCCGTCTGGGCGTGGGATACCTCCCTGAGCTACAACGAACTCGATGCGGCGGGCGTCGTGTTTACCACGGATCACATTGACGTGACGGTGAGTGGCTACACAGAGATACCCTCTGTGCAGGCGACCCCTGCCAGCGCCTCAGCCTATATTGCCAAGGCCAAGGGCATCAGCAACACGGTTGTGCGCGTGTGGTTTGTCGATGCGGCGGGAGCACTGGTCACGACGCCTGACACGAACATGGTGGTGACGCTTGCGGTAGAGGGGGCCTGAGATGGCCTATCCCACATTCTCGCATCCTGGGGTGCCGTTTACGGTCGAGTTTGATACGGGCGTGCTCTCGCCGATGACCATCGAGCTTGAAACCAACCAGTCATTTCAACTCTCAGACGACCAGGCCGGGGTGTATGTCTACACCTATGCTGTACCGATGGAGGTGTGGACGCTCCCCTTTGCCGATGTGCCGACCGCAGATCGTGACCTGATGGTGGCCTTTTTTGGGCACGCCGCCGTCCACTGGCAAGAGAACACGTTTACATTCACGGATGAGTTATCACAGGACCACACCATGCAACTGCTCGATAGCCGTATCCAGTTCCAGCATGCGGCTGCTGGGCTGTGGTCCTGGGCTTTGCGACTCTGGAGGCGCGGATAGTGTACGCAATCCCGCAGGCATGGTATGACGCGCACGATGGTCCTGGCAAGCAACTGCTTTGCGTGGTGGAGTTCCTGGGGCGTAACATCCATGTCAGCAACGTGGCCTGGGGGCAGGGCCAGCCGTGGGTGTACGATGCAGGGGCCTACTACGACTCTGACCTGCTCTATGGCGAGGGGCATGCACCCACAGAATCTATCCTGCTGTCGCTACGAGGTGGCAGCGTCGAGGGCCTGGAGGTGACGCTGGACTCCTACTCAGGGCTGGCCCAGGTAGCCCAGGTAACGCTGACCATGAGCAACACGACAGGCGTTGCCGCGCGGCTGGGGAGCGGGGCGGTCAAAAGCTCGGTCCGTATTCTCTTCGGCGTCGGCGGAGTGCTGGGGCATCTGGAACTTTTGCCGTTGTTCTTTGGGCACATCGAGAGCATCCGGGCCGACTCCCGCACTTGCGTTGTTGATGTCGTGCCGGGGGCATTCGCCTGGCACCATGATCTCTCGCTCCGTGTGGATCGTGAGACCTTCCCCAACGCGCCGGATGACTCACAAGGGCAAGTCATTCCCATCACCATTGGCAATGCTAGCAACGTGCAAGCCATAGCCATCACCAGCACCGTCGCAGGGACGCTGGCCATAGCTGCGGCGGCAGGCGGCACGGTGGTGCATCTGGCCGAGATCGACGCGGGCTTCCCGGCCTCCGGTGAGATCGTTATTGCTGCGACAACCTACACCTATACGCGCAAGGTCATTACCTACTACAACGACCGTGACGTGCTGTCTCTCTCTGGCTTGAGTCCGGTCCTGGCTGCGTCCTACATTGTGGGAACGGTGGTAACGCATACCCCTGCTACCTGGCGCTACGCACTGGGGACAGCGGCCATTGTGCGGGCCGTAAAGCGGGATGGAGCATTGCTGGACCCTGTAGACTACACCGTTGACACGCTGACCGTGAACCAGATCCCTGTGACGCGGGTGAGCATGGCGACTCCTGGCATTATCACGGCGGACCTTGCAGGGGCTTACCTACCACAAGAGTCGATTAACCTGGTCAACCCAGGGTTTGAAACCGGCGATACTACCGGCTGGACGATTGTTTCTGGGACGCTGGACGTTACGACAGGGGAAACGCCTAGCCCTGGGAGTGTGTACAAAGGCGAACTAACAGGCGGCGTTATCCGTCAGACGCTTAACGTGCCAGGGGGACGGCAAATATGGCTATCGGTTGCGGCCAGAGAGCAGTTTGCTGTGGCAGGAAACGTCCTGAGCCCTACAGGCTGGACTCTCACCTATCAAGCGGAGAGCACGCCCGCCTTAGATGTAGACTATGGAGCATCAAATGAGCTAGGGCCATGGACTGTTCAAAACCCTGAAGAGTTTATTGGGGCTGGAGAAACAGTATGGTATCGGACTATTCATGAACAAGCGTTTACAGTGACGCCTAGCGCAACGTATGTCTTGCGGGCGGGGTTTTTTGAATGGGGGTTAGCAGCTGGGCGTTTCGTACCAGGGGCAGGGTATACGCCTGTATCACGGGTAACAGAACGCCTAACTATTATCCGGGCCAGTGACGGGGAAATTATACTGAGCGTTCTCGATCCAATAGTCTTTTTCGTCAATCAAACATTTATTCCGACCGAGACAGACTATATACTAAGGGCTGAAGTCTATAGCTATGGCATAGACTTTCCGCCTTTGAACGTTGATGTCATACATCTCACCATAATGTTGCTTGACGCAACTGGCTTTACTACTTTTGCCATCCGCGTGCGCCGCCCAGACCTCAGTGCGTACACGCTCACGACGCTCCCTGGGCTTACTGTCCCTGGCACCCCATGGGGCATCCATGTCTATTCTACGATGACGGACGCCGAGGAATCTCAAGCCATCCTGGAAATAGAGGCAACGCACGACAACCCTGCGATCCCTCTCCCTGTATGGTTTGACGATATTGTTGTGGGTGTTGAGCGCATGCGGCTCCCTGACGCTCCCCTGGGGCCGGTCGACGCCATCCGGCAAATCATCGAGGCATACGTGCCAGGGTTGCGGATCAATGATGCGCGATTCTCCGCAATGATTCCGCAGCGCTCGCAGTGGTTCTGCGGTGGGCAATGGCGCAACCCTGGCGACTCCCGCGCCCTCCTGACACATCTGGCCGACCAATTTGCCATGCGCCTGTTCGAGGATGGCGCAGGGCGGGCCACCCTGGCCCCCATCGTAGGTCAGGCATTGCCTGGGGATGCGGTGGCGGCCTTGGACAGGAGCAACGCCCGTGACTGGCAAATCAGCGACATCGACCGCTCTCTGCTCTCTACCGACATCTACCTGTACTATGGCCTGCGCCAAGGTGCAGACGAGGACGAGCCGCGCAACTATGGGGGCTTCCTGTTCGCCACCCCGGAGGCCAGCAACGCGGGGGGGATTTTCCGCTACCTGTGCGATCAGGCTGCCAGGACTTACGGCATGCGCCAGGTGAGGACATACTTTGCCCAGGCGATTTACGACCAGGCCACAGCAGCGTTGAAGCTGGCTGACTTGGTAATCCGCCACACGACGCCTACGCGACGGGTCCAGTGCGCTGTCTTAAACCTGCGCCAGGCACCCCTGGAGATTGGCGACATTATCACGGTCGAGCACCCGGAACTCCCAGACGGGCCATTTTATGCTGAGGTGTTGCGGGTGGCTCCCGATCTCTCCCTGCCAGCGATCGAGGTGGCATGCGAGTTGAAAAACTCGACAGCCGACACCAACGAATGGGAGCCGGTGGTATTCCTCGATCTATTCCTGCCTGATGATAACGAATGGGATAGCGGGATTGACAGTATCGGCCTGACTGCCAGTGACAACGAATGGGAGCCGCGTGAGTTCGCGGTGGTGGGGACCGATGACCACGAATGGAACCCCAGGACATTTACCGATGGCACACCCGATGACCATGACTGGGAAACCGGGCCAGCATTCTAAGGGAGGGCACTATGGCCTTACGCTTCACGCACAACGGGTATAGTGTCTATACCCACAACACCAGCTTCAACATTGGCGTGACGACAGACGTCTCGCTGGTTATCAACGGCTCCGGCAGTCTGCGCTGCGGCAACCCTACGTTTTCGACCAGTTACGCCAATGTGGTAAAGGACGCCACCCCTAACCACCAAATGCAAAGTGGCTTTCTGCGGGCACGGTGGCGCTATACAGACGCCGCTTACACCAGCATGGACGCTTATCTATTCCTCATATTTCATCAGTCTATAGCGGACATTACAGGCGCATCTGGGAGCTTCAAAGCTGTGGCGTTGCGGTTGACTGGCACGCAATTGCAATTGATGATTTGCAGCGGCGCAGCAGGGCTCCAGGGCACGATTACCTCACATCAAACGACCGCCCTAGAGGCTATCTCCGGGGGCTCAATTTACACTACTGCAGCAGAGTTTTTGTATGATGCCTCGTTCGGCGGTACGCAGGTGCGGGCCTGGAAGAATAACAGCAGCACGTTGCCGGATCGCACTGTGGACCCGCATCAATTGGTGCATGTGTTCACCGGAGGGGCGCCGGGGGCTCTTTCCTGCGGGGAGGCATTCCGCAACACCAAAGTCACGGGGGCGGATAATATTAAAATGATCGCTGATACGATCCGCAGGCAGGAGCTTACCGCAGCATAGCGCAGCATGGGGGGAGCGTTATGGATGCAATGATTGCAGGCGACTTTCGTGTTCCTGGCTGTCCAGTCATTCTGATTATTGAAGACGATCGGGCCGTAGCGGAAGCCCTCCGCGCAATTGTGGTATCACGCCTTGTACCTCCTCCCGCCATCATTCGCGACTATCCCGATGTCGTGCTCGCTCATGCTGCATTGGATACAGGAGAGATGCCTTATCCTGACCTAGTGCTGCTTGACCCTGGGCTACCGGAGACGCAAGGAATTGAATCGCTACGAGCGTTGTTGCAACATCCTGCCTTGTCTGATGGTGTCCCTATTATCGTGGTGTCGGGGACCATTGCCCCCGACACGGCGGATGTAATGCTCTCCATGGGGGCTGACGCATATATCCCTAAAGGAACCGAAAACTTTGCAGCCACCCTTATTACAGAGATTTACCGACAATGCGCGGAGGCGAGAGAGATCCGGGCGATAGTCCGCCCAGTAGGCAAGGACGGCGACGGTTAGGGCTCATGGAGGAGGCCTTAAAGCATGAGCGTGTCCAACTGTGGCACGCCGAGCGTAACAATGGGGTGATGCTGGCTGCCATAGAGGCGCGGCTTAACATCATGGATCGTGACCTAGAGGAGTCACGCCAGCGGCTCTCCAGGCTAATAGATGGGGGAGAGGGGGCCCCTTTGGCGGTGCGCCTCAACAATCTAGAACGTGACATCCGTGATGCCAATGGCGCACTACAAGGGATGCGGGATAGGCACGCTGAGCGCATCAAGGGCGGGTGGATTCTTGGCACGGCTCTGGTGTCTGGCCTGCTGGGGCTTATCGGAACAGTCCTAACCCTGATCTTCAAGAAGTAGGAGAACTCATGCGCTACATCTCCCTGGCCTTGCTTCTTATCGCAGCTATCGCCATGGCTCAGCCTGCACGGGGGCGCCTCGCTATGGCAACGCTAGGTGGCAACGGTGTGCTCAGCGTGCGATTTCTTGACGGGCCGCCCGTCGACGCTGCGGCGCAGTACGAGTTAAGCGCCAAGGCTACGACTACTTGGCTCTGCCTGCGGGCGACAGATAATGCCTGCCCGGCAGCCCCAGGGCTGCGTAGCGTTAGCAGCACAGAGTTGCTGACTAGCAGCACTCTGAAGCCGTTGCCGGATAGTGCCGCAAATGTTGCCGCAGGCACCGCAGGGCTTATCAGTAGTACGCTGTCGCTAGGGCCTCCTGAACTAGATGAAGACGACTTTGATGCGTGCCCGGATGGGCAGCAGTGGGCGCTAGGCGAGGTGGTCTATGAGCGCATCACGCTGCGCAAAACCGCCGACAAGGAAGGCACCGTGTTGCAGCCGCAGCGGCTCGGAGTAAGGTATCATTATTGCGTGGAGTAGAACATGGGCGATGATGTTGCGAAGCAAGCAAGCGCGTATGGCAAGTGCCCTATTTGCGGTGGGGCTGTGGCGACAAGGGAGAGGCGCCCGGACGGGAATGATTGTTGCGAGAATGGGCATATCTACCCGTCCGCAGATGCTGTTATGGTAGACGAAAAATAGAGTCTATGAGGAGCTAATTGCTATGCTGGAGCGGCAGGACTGAATCTGCTATACTCTCCCACGGGTGGCAACCGGATTGCAACCGGGGCCGGGTCACGACGGCCACGCCGCCCTACCTCTTACGTGACGCTCACCCGTGACATGAGGAGCTAGCCATGTCGCAACTGATCCCTTTCCAGTTTGAAGCTCACGCTATTACAATTCATCTTGATGAAGCGGGGCAGCCCTGGTGGGAAGCGCAAGATGTCTGCGTTGTCCTTGGCATCCGTGATGTCTCCAAAGCAGTAGCAAGGCTGAAGCTCGGAGAGAAACGCACGAGTGAAAGTCGGAACGTATTGATTATTAACGAGAAAGGGCTGTATCGTCTTATCATGCGGAGCAACAAGCCGGAAGCTGAGCGCTTTCAGGATTGGGTCTTTGGCGAAGTCCTCCCGCAGATCCGCAAGACCGGACAGTATATTCCGAAGCCTTCCGCCTTGGATGCCTTCCCAGAGATGCGTGCCATGGTTGCGCTGATGGAGAATGTGGCAGAACAGCGTCTTATGATTGAGGAGATGCGCGAAGCCCAGCGCCAACAAGATGCCAAGCTCATAGCCACACAGCAACAAACCATCGAAGCCCTGCAGCAATCCCAGCGTGCTGACGCCAAAGCCGACATGGCGCTGGATGAGGCGCGGCGCATGACGCTGGAGGATTTTGTCTACAGCAACGGGCTTGCCAGGCAACTCCCGCTCACGCCGCAGGCCATAGCAGGCTACGTCACGTTCTTGGCAGAGTTCTGTCAACACTTTGGCTTGCCCTACGATAAGGAGCCAGTCTACGGCAAGCAATGGCGCAAAGAGAATACCTATCCAGTCCCAGCCTTGACAGCGCTCTTGCGCCATGAGACGCACCGTCCCCGCCAGATCCGGCTGTACCGGCAGCAGGAGGAAGGGTAGGGACATGCAGCCGCTGCGCGCTCCATTCCCCTGGTTTGGCGGGAAATCCCGCGCCGCCGATCTTATCTGGCAAGCCCTCGGCGATGTGCCGCACTATATTGAGCCATTCGCAGGCTCACTAGGCGCACTCCTGGCACGACCGCATGCGCCGCATGTCGAAACGATCAATGACAAAGATGCGTATATTTGCAACGTGTGGCGAGCGCTAGAGGCTGATCCTGATGCGGTTGCACGGTGGGCAGACTGGCCGGTCAATGAGAGCGACCTGCATGCCAGGCACGCTTGGCTGCGCCGTAGAGAGGGCATCCTGCGCGAACGTGTAGAGGGTGATCCTTTCTACTACGACGCGCAGATTGCCGGGTGGTGGCTGTGGGGTATCTCGGCATGGATAGGCAGCGGGTGGTGCGATGCCAATACCGTAGGGCCATGGGTGGTGAGCATGGACAATGATGGCTACCCCGTGCTGCGGCGAGAGAATGCAGGCATGGGCGTCAGGCGCAAACTCCCGCACCTTTGGGGTCCAGGCAAGGGCGTCAATCGCAAGCGGCCGCACCTTAGCAGGCCGGGCATGGGAGTTTCATCGATTGACAGGCCAGGCCTCCCAGTCTATTTCCGCGACCTACAGGCGCGCTTGCGTGGCATCCGGGTATGCTGTGGGGATTGGCAACGCATCCTGGGGCCGACAGTCCTGCAAGCCAGCGGCATGGCCGGGGTGCTGCTTGACCCGCCCTATAGCCATGAGTTGCGAGACGCTGGCATATATGCGCAGGAGAGTGCAGACATTGCGGCCGATGTGCGGGAGTGGGCCATTGCTCATGGGGATGACCCCATGCTACGAATTGTGCTGTGTGGCTACGAGGGGGAACACATTATGCCAGAGACGTGGCGCTGCGTGGCATGGAAGGCTGGCGGGGGCTATGGGAGCCAAGGCAACGGGCGCGGGCGAGAGAATGCCGACAAGGAGCGCTTGTGGCTGAGCCCGCATTGCCTGCAGCCAGCGCAGCAGCAGGCTTTTGCCTTTGCATGAAAGAGAGGTGATGATGAGCAAATACCATGCCCTCCTGCTATCCCTCACCTTAGGGATTGCCTGGGGATTGCTTAGGGATGCACGCGCCGTAGACTTTACCCTAGTCTGGGACACGGAGGGCCCGACCTGCGATCCGGCCCAGCAGCGTTGTGCTGATACCTTCCGCGTTAAGTGGGGACAGGCCAGCCGCAGCTACACTAACCAGGCCGACACCAGGGAAAAAACCTACACTGTGCGCAACTGGCCAGAGGGCGAGCCGTTCTACGCTGTGGTGATAGCGGTCGACGCTCAGGGGGAGTTCCACCCAACCAATGAGATCGCCCTAGCTGTGCCTAACCTGGTCACGTCGATTACTCCGCAGCTTCCCATTGTGAGCGCTGCGCCGGGGGTGCTGCTCTTCAGCGACCGGACCTACACGCTACAGGCGCCGATCCCTGCTGTCCTGGGGGAGGGTGCCATGATGTTCCAGCCTGCCAATGCCAACAAGCTGGACGCCTCAGCAACGGCCTACACCATCACCTTTGGACGTGATGCCCTCCTGTGGCTGGGCTACGATAGCCGCCAGCCTGCGACGGGGCGCCCCGGGTGGCTCCGTACAACACCATGGCAGGATGCCCAGGCCACGGTGCAAACCACAGACGTGCCGTTTGCGCTCTACCGGCGGGCAGTGCGAGGCGGGGAGGTGGTTGCCCTGGCTGGCAACCGGAGCGATGGCGGGCTGGGCAACACACACTACCTGATCTTTGTCACCCCGCCGACGGTAGGCAAGCCCTACGCGGTCGAGGGCATCATCATCACGATACGATAGAAGGGAATGGATATGCGCACGCTTTTTGCCTGGCTCATCCTGCTGAGTCTCACGACAGTAGCCTGGGGGGCTACCGCAACGGTAAGCTGGACTGATACGCGCAACCCTGCAGCGGCAATCACGGGGTATACCATCGCGCAGAGCACTACGACGCCGCCACAGTGGAGCACGCCGGTGCAACTCCCTAAGGATGCCCGATCGTGGTCCGGGGCTGTGGGGGCGGGCACGACCTGTTACCGTATCGTCGCCTACGCGGGCACGGTGCCGAGCGATCCGGCAGAAGGATGCGCCACCGTGCCGTTTGCGGTCGAGGGCATTACGGTCACGGTGACGCTTTCAGGCACGGTGAAGTAGCATCGCCTCGGCATCCTCGGTTACAACGTCCACGGCCCCCGCATCGTTGACGCTGCGGATGTCCGCCAGGGTGATTTGAGGATGTGCCGCGATCACTGCCATGATGGCATCCTGGGCGTCTGCAGCCACGACGCCTAGCGTCCGGTGGTCGCGGTAGCTGGGCGTCGTGCCCCATGCGGCATAGACTTTTATGAGCCAGTGTCTGGGCTTTTGCTTATAAACGGGCGGGGTTGCGGGTTCTGTCATGTTCTATCATCCTCCTTTCTTGCCACGCTACGCGCAGCCGCCATCTTGTCACGAGTCGATGTAGCCGCAGGCCACGCAGCGGCGCTTGGTGGCGTTGTAGGGCACCAGCAGGCCACCGCAGGGGCAGTAGGCTTGCTTCATGCTGCTTCCCTTTCCACGTGCAAGAGCTTCCCGCAATAGCAGCACCACACCATGCGTTGACTCTCCGGGTCATCATCTATTGAGAACCAGAACTCTTCTCCACATTGCGTTGTCCAGGGGCCAGCAACAACGCCGCTATCTCGCCAGATGCACCATACCTCTTCCACTGGCACCATAGTGCCGCATACGTTACAAAGCGTCTGGGCTAGCTCAGGGCTAGTCCCCATGGTCATGGCGGCCTCCTTTAGCATCCCTCATCAACGCCTATCTCCTCCACACGATGTCCGCAGCGTGGACAAAATGTCACCCCATCTCCTGCGGGCGAGCCAATGAGGTTGTGTATTTGCCCACATGCGGTGGTCCATTCGCCGGACGCGATGTCAGTCACCCGCCATTCACATGGCATCTCTGAGACTCTTCTGGAGTCGTGCAACAGGGCCGTTTTGCAAGCTAGCTTGGCTCCGTGGGTTTCTGCCAGGGTCACATCTAGCAGGCGCCGCAGGTGGGCGTAGTGCGCAAAAATCTTCCCTTCATCGCTCCCGACATTGGCCCAGGACGCTGTGAGCCGCCGGTGTAGTTCTTGCCCTGCGTTGCTATCTGTCATGCCCTTCTCCCTGTAACGCCTGATGCCCCTTATCAGTAAGGCGGTACGTGGACGTCCGGTGCTGTTGGCTGCGCTCCAATAGCCCATGATTAACTAGCGACTTTGCCGTAACGGTCTCGACATGAGGGCGCCAGTCACGATATTGTGCCCAATCCCCAATAGCTGCAAACCACTGTAGTGCCCTCTTCTGGGTGGCTGTGAGCCGCTGATGTCGTTCGTGCCCTGCGTTGCTATCTGTCATGTCTTTCTCCCTTGCTCCAAGCGACTCACGATCTGAGAGTGGATGGCATCGGCTGGCTGGTCGCCATCCAGTACGTGATAGTTGCGCTGGCTCTGGATGCGCAGGTACGCAGTCCTTACAGCTTGCTGGCGGGCCAGATCATAGTCTATGGCGTCATTGCCTTGGCGTCCGGCGAGGCGCTTCGCGGCCACCTCGGGGCTAATGTCCAGCAGGAAGATGCGGTCTGGGGCTCTCCCGATTACGGCCCACCCCCACCACAGGGGGAACGCTTCACGGTCGGCGCGGTCCATCTGGGATACCTGGTAGGCCAGGGTGCTCAGCCAGCCGCGTACCCAAATGACATGCACGCTGGGGCGACGTGTCCAGCGTGCCTGCATCTCGACCATGATTTGCCTCATCAATGCCAGATGCAAGAGGGCTTCGGTTGCGTTGTCGTGGGGCTGGTCCATATACGGGTCAGGCTGCCGCGTTGCCCGCAATGCCTCACGGATTTTGTTGATAATAAATGGCGTATCTTCTGCATACCTTTGCAGCCATGGGAAGTCCAACACGCGCACCGCCTCCCCTCGCTCCTGCCAGTAGGCTGCGAGCATGTCCGCCTGCGTGTCCTTCCCTGCGCCGTCAGGGCCTTCAAGAAGTACAAAGGTCATGCGCCTACCTCCTCTTGCCTATAATCGTCAATGACCTTGGCTGCGGTCATCTCTCCCGCTATGCCCACTAGCGCCAGGCGGACCGTCTCTTGTATCTCCCGATGAAAGGCCACCACGGCGGCATGATCGTTGCGGGCCGCCTCGATGAGTTCCCCAGGCATCAGCGGCTTGCCTGGCTCCGGGGGCGGGCGGTGATTGCGCTGCAACCAGGCGGTGAGGATATGCCCGATCAAGGCTTGCTGCGTAGGGGTCATGGCTTCCCCTCCTCCCTGCAATGCAGGGAACAGCCTGTCCACACTGCCGCTACGCGTTGATCAATACGGGGACAATATCCCCAGGTCTGGGCCTGGCTACGATAGGAGGCGCATGTGCTGCATGGCTGGCGCAGGGGATTAGCCGAGCCGTAGCAGGTAATGCACGGCTCCGGGGTGTAGCGCACCATCTGGCATTTAGAGCATTGATAGGTCACGGGGGTGAACGTCATAGCTCAAACATCTCCTTGCTGTCTCGATATTCGCGCTCTAGCGCGTCTTCCATCTGGTATCGTGCCTCGATAGGCTCCCACTCTGCGAGGTATTGCGCCAATACCTCTTTGTCGCGCTGCAACTGTGTGCAGAGTTCGCAATCCCATTGCCGCTGTATGCCGTCCGTAGCACGGGCAAACGCTAGGCGGTCATCCCCACATAGCGCAATGGTAGCGTGGGGCGTCCCATAGTGGCGGTACTCGTCCCACTCTCCACCCTGCCCCCGTGTGGAATAACTAGCGGCCAGGATCTCTGCAATGAATGTGGGCAGTAGTTCTGCCGGAAGGAAAAACCGTAGGTTGCCTTTACTTCGTCCCGACACATCGTCACGGATGAAGAACAGCTTGCGGTAGCGCTGGCGGCGGAATGAGTTATAGAACTTCTTCTCCGCCTGCTCACGTGGCCATCCAGTTGCCTGGCTTAACGCATCAATGATTTGCCCGCGTGCTAGTAGCGTCTCATCCATATGGCTTACCCCACATGATAGCGGCGCAGACCGCCATGGTACCAATGGATCAACTCGTCAATATGGTAGGCATAGCGGGCGGCTGCCTTGGCCTCTAGTTCTGCCCTGGCTTCCGTCAACGCGGTCTCTAGGCGTCGGGGGACTTTAGCACCATACTTGCCCTCGGCCATGGTCTCTGCGATAACTTCTGCGGCCTGCTCGGCAGGATAATAATAATGGCGCCCGATGCGGCGCCAGGCTTCTTGGACTGGCCAAGAATAAAGGGACTTATACAACATATCGCGGATGCGCTTCGAGGCGTCAAAGCGCAAGGCGCCGGGGTACTCTACTACGATGCGATCTGCTAGCTCTGCCACGCTCACCAGCCCCTCCTGGAGGGGAATGCGGGATACTCTATTGTTGGAACAGTCCTGGCAGAACTTGCGCCGCTTCACTTGGACGGGGCGCTTGCAGGCTTGGCACGGGGGCATCTGTTCTAATAGGCTGTAGGTCTGCGGCATATCCTGGGCCTTCTCTCCCCTTTGTTGTTGTTACCCCTGGGGAGGGGCCTGTCTGACCTCTCGGCCACCAATCAAGACGCTATGGGCGATAGGCTTGTGGATGCCGGAGAACCCTCCCCAGGAGCCCTACGGCACACGCCGTAGAGATGGTGCTAGGCGCATTTCCTGGCCAAATCAATGAGCCACGAACAAAACGCCGGAGGCGTTAGTTCACGCTCCTGTTTTGAGGGGTGCTTTTGCCCTGTCAGGAGTCGCGCCGACTTAGAAGCAATCACTTTCTCTGGCTCTCCCATGCAATAAGGGACGGGGGGAATGTTTGATGGCGCGCATCCTACAACGTAGAGCCAAGTCGCTTTGCGGGCGACATGCCCCCACCATTGTTGAGGCACGCTCATGGTCCACCCGCCCCATTTATCCCTAGCCCTTGTTCCGGGCCGTGGTAAGCTCAGCGCCTCCCACAACCTGGAATAAGCCGGATGCTCTACGACGCCACCCCAACGCCTTGCCTGCTCAATTGCCCATACTGCATAGGCTTTTTCGATGCGCGGTGCGGTGGAAAAATACCGCAGGCGTGACCACAGTCTGCAAGGCGGATGTGCTATGATTGGCGTACCTCCTGGCCATTGGAGGGCATTCCGTTCCGCGTCCCATACATCTACGCCAGGCACCCCCTTATAATGGCTCTCATTATGGGCAAAAAGTACTGCTACCAACTGCATGAGACTTCCCTGCCGTAGAGATGGTGCTAGGCGGCTATCAGGCCAGCCGCTTTCAGTTCTGCACGAGACAGCAGCCTATGCCGATACTCCACAGGCACATCTCCAGCCTGATACGTCATGACTTCGCCGCCTGGGTTGATGCCAAGAGCCCAGGTAGAACACTGCGCATGCACGGGGCCTGGGGCCTCCACGATGGCAACGCCTAAAAATTGCTGACCTCGCGGCTTGTCGGGATCACAGAACGACAGCCACCACAACCGCCCTGGCTTGCCTCTCTCGGCCAGCAGCAACTCTGCCAATCGTTCCTGGGCCTTTTGTGTGTCCATCACAATCCCTCCCATATTAACCACTGTTCCCCCCAGGGCAACCGCGAGCGCAACGGTGCCGGGTGCATCACCTGGAACCTATACAGGGCGCCATACGCTTGAGCGGCCAGGCGCACCTTGGCCTGATCCCCTCGGCGGAAGTAGGGCATGGGCTTGCCGTCGCTCAATGTGGTGCCCTTAATCTCAATGGCCACAGGCGCCGCGCCTCGTAGCTGTGCAATAAAGTCTGGCGTATAACTTACCTTGGGGCCTAGCCGCAAGACGAAGGGCTCGTACGCCCACCACCCGACCATGCCGAGCTTTACGCCATCTTGCAGCCACTCGCCGAAGTGTTTCTCTGTCTCCGATCGGCAGCGGCTCAGGTCTTGCAGCCATGGCCCCACATGCGCATACGCTGTGGGCTCTAGCCCCTCCCCTGCTGCAGCACTCCGCTGCGCGATCTCTTTGCGTAGCGTCTGGGCATTGCGCTGTAGGCACACCTCGCAGTCCACAAGCTCGATGACTGGCGTGGCACGGTCAAAATGCTGGGCGCCACAGCGCACGTCAGGGCTTGCAAGGCTGAGCAGGTGATGGGTCAGCATGTACCCCCCCGTATCGCGTTGTACCGTATTGCATCGTACCGTAACCCCTCCCCACGACAGCGCTGCGCCAGGCTGGCCTACTACGAGCGCATGGCGTGCCTGCCTGGCATCCCTCGCCTTATCCTTGCCATACTACGAGAGGTGCTGCGCTGTTTCTTGCCCTGCTGCTTTCATGCCGGGGCGCAGGGGAGGGGCGTATATTTAGATCATGACGGTCTTTCTGGGGCTCACCTCTCCCACAATCCAGCGCTCCCATGCCTCTACCCAGTCCGCCACCTGACCCCGCACCTCCTCTAGCGGCGTTTCGTCGCCATAGCTCATGTGCTTGGCGCTTGAGGGCATGGCGTAGCGGCATTGCTGCAGCGATAGCCCATGCTCATGCAGCCGTCGCATGATATGCCTGCTGGCGGCCAGGGCCAACAGGTAGCGCA